AGTACAAGCACTAACTCGTGGCGATGGTATTGAAGGCACAGATATTACAGAAAAGTTTATTGCTAGAAAAGACCTAGTACCTTTATCGGTACCAAGGTTAGATATGTTTCAGGTTACTGGCGAAGTTGTAGCCATTAAAGAAATACCTAATAGCCGTAACTATGCAGCAGGTTCTTTAAATCTAAAAGATTTAAATGAATTTAAAACTCGTGCAGTGTCGTTTTATGCATATGGTGTTTATCCGTATCAATCTACTACATTTGTTAGAGATATGGTATTGTTAACTACTCAAGGATTTCAAACTGTTTTAGAAAAAGATTTGCATAATATTTATCCCTGCGATGGGCTAGTATTTAGAGCAAACAATAACGAACACTTTGAAAGTCTAGGGTATACATCTAAACATCCTCGGGGGGCTTACGCTAGAAAAGAGCGTCAAGAGGCCATTGAAACTACAATCTTATCTGTTGAATGGAGTGTTGGTAAGTCTGGTAAAGTTACTCCAGTAGCTCACTTAGATCCTATTTATATTGGTGATAAGTTAGTTAGCAAAGCAACTCTTAATAATCCTGGGTTCATAGAGATGTTGGATATTTGTATAGGCGATCGTGTAGGTGTAGTACTAGGTGGAGAAATTATTCCCTGTATTACTCACAAGGTAGCAGCATAACAAAATTCAATCATTCGAGCTGTGCTCCAGGCATACAAAAAATAGACTTGTCAAAGCGTTCCATTTCCTGTATAATTACTACTTAAATTGAAAAAACTATGCAAAAGATTGAAATTCCTACAACTTGTCCATGCTGTTCCTATAATCTAGAAACAGTTAATGAACAACTGTTTTGTAGAAATTTATCCTGCGAGGCTCAATTAGGTAAAAAGCTAGAACATTTTACAAAAACTCTTGGTATTAAAGGTTTCGGCCCAAAGACTATCGAGAAACTTGGTCTAGCTGATATTACAGAACTTTTTTACTTAGATAGAGATTCAGCTATTGAGTCCCTTGGTAGTGAAAAAGTAGCGGATAAGCTCTTAGATGAAATCGAACGAGCTAAAGGTGCTGATCTGGCCACCGTTTTAGCCGCTTTCTCAATCCCCTTAGTGGGTGGGACAGCTTCTAAAAAAATTGCCAGTGTAGTTGGTTCTATAGAAGAAATTACCCAAGAAACTTGTAAACAAGCAGGTCTTGGAGAGAAAGTTACTTCTAACTTACTGAATTGGATTAATCTGGAATACCCAGAAATGAAAGAGTTCTTGCCATTCTCTTTCAAATCCGACAAAGTTAAACCTAGTAATGTAGACGGCCCCACTGTATGCATTACGGGTAAATTGACTTCATTTAAAACAAAAGCCGAAGCGACCAAGATATTGGAAGCCGCAGGCTTGATAGTAGTAGAGTCTGTAACAAAGACTTTAAAATACTTAATAGATGAGGAAGATAAAGGAAGTACAAAACGCAAAAAAGCAGAAGAATATGGCGTAACAATAGTAACAAATCTAAAAGATTTTGTATCAAAAATTTAAAAAAGAGAAAAATAAATGACTGAAAAAGCTAAAAAATGGTCTGACCAAGCTGTCGCTCAACTTTTGTCCATCGTTGGCAACCAGAGTCCAGTAAGTGTCGAGCGGGTTGAGCAAGCAGCTGAAGCCCTGGGCGTAACAGTGCGTTCAGTAGGTGCAAAACTGCGTCAACTAGACCGTGAAGTTGCTTCTATGGCTAAGGAAAAGGTTTCTGCCTTTACACCTGAGCAGGGCGCTGCACTGTCTAACTTGGTAACAAGCAATGCAGGTGCAATGACCTATAAGGATATTGCTGAACGCTTCCAAGGTGGTATTTTCACTGCTAAGCAAATTCAAGGCAAGTTACTTGCTTTGGAATTGACTGGCAATGTTAAGCCAGCTGAAAAAGTTGAAGCTGCTCGTACATACACAGAGCAAGAAGAAGCCGTATTTATCAAAATGGCTCAAGCAGGAAAATTCATTGAAGAAATCGCAGTTACCCTAGGTAAAAGCATTCCTTCAGTTCGTGGTAAAGCACTCAGCTTGACACGCAAGGGTCAGATTGACCGTATCCCTGCACAAAAAGATAGCCATGCTAAAAACGTAATTGATCCAGTGCAAGCACTTGGTAATGATATCGTTAGCATGACAGTTGCTGAAATTGCTAAAGCTGTCGACAAGACAGAACGTGGTCTTAAGACCCTACTTACTCGCCGTGGTATTACCGTTAAGGACTACGATGGTGCAGCTAAGAAGGCTAAGGCCGAAGCTAAAGCAGCTTAATTGTAACCCTTAAGGTTATTCAAAGGCCAGGAGTTATTTAGTAGCTCTTGGCCTTTTTTATTTCTACTATGAAAATAACAATTACATACCACGATACAGAGTCGTTCACTGTTGAAGAGGTGGTTAAACAAGCAGAACACAACTATGGTAAATCAATTAAAGTAGATATTACTCCTGAGTCTAATAAACCTCACGACTTAATATACTTTGGTTTACAACAAATTATAACACACCAACAGCTTGGCATTTTATTTGACGATAAATTTGGCTATCAAGCTAGTATTCAAAAATTACGTAATGAAACTCTATATAAGTTAGAGGAAATTTTAGACCAAGTAATTATTGACAATGAAAGTAAGGTAGAGTAATGGATATTAGCGCAGTTGTCATTAATAAACTACTAATTGAAAAGAATTTAGATGTTTGGAGCAAATTAAAGCTCGCGTTTCTTGACCCTGCCTACTCCTCAGTATATAGTTTAATTACTAGATACTATGATAAGTATAGTACTATACCGTCGTTCGATGACTTAGATGCTATTGCTAGAGAGGGGTTGGCGCAAAAAACGTTAGCGACCCTTCGTCTTATTGATGAGACTGACATTACTGCCGATGTAGCATTAGATGCTCTAATAGATCAGTATACTCAAAATCAAGCTATTGCCTTACTAGATAAATTTATTGATAAATTACCAGTATACGATAGTACAGAAATTAAAGATAATTTAGCGAGTATAGTACTAACCTTAGATGAAAAAACTCTAACAACAGAGGGTGTTTATACCATGAATGATATCATGGTATTTATTCGACCTGATGAACTAGCCAAGAATCGAGTACATCTTGGTCTTAATAATACTTTTGATTCCGTACTAGGCGGTGTAGCTAGACAAGAGCTTATATTAATCGGCGGTAAACGTGGTTCTGGTAAATCTATTACTTGTAGTAATATTATGATTAATCAGTATGAGGCAGGAAATGCCTGTATCTATTTCACTATTGAAATGGAAGCGCACGAAACGCTGCAACGTAATATGAGTATTTTAGCTAATGTCAATCATCAAAATCTTAAAAATAACACATTAACCGATGCAGAACTATTAAAAGTGGTTAAATCTCGTGCAGAAATGTACGAAGACTCAGACAAATTAGTAATGGATTTTATCAAAGATAGGGATCAATATAAGTTTGAAGAATCTTTGGTTAGAGAGTGCAGTCTTAAAGAGCACAATCAAATGGTAATTATTGATGATAGGGCACTGACCCTAAGTTCGATCGATTTACACTTAGGTAAAATGAAGTCTCGCTTTGGAGATAAATTCGCAGTTGCAGTTATTGATTACTTAAATCAAATTGTAGTTGAGGGAGCTAGTCAGTTTGACTGGCAACCCCAGATTATTATTTCTAAGAAACTAAAAGAGATGGCACGAAAATATGATATTGTTATGGTTAGTCCATATCAGATTGATAATAGTGGAGAAACTCGCTTTGCTAAAGGTATTCTTGATGCAGCCGATATTGCGCTGTTGATGGAAGCCAATACCAAAGAAGATGCAGCAATGAGTTTTGAAACCACAAAAATTCGCGGCGCCAAAGAGATGAAATTTACAAGCGGTATGGATTGGGAAAGCCTACGTATTAGTCCAATATCTATTGAAAAGCCAGTTGCACAAGAAGAAAAACCAAAAAAGATTAAAAGAGCAGGTAAGGTAGACGAGCCTGCCGCAGACTTACCCTGGGACACATAATGAGCGATCCAGTACTAGACCTACTCAAAGATAAGGGTGTTGCTTTTTCAGTATCTGGAAGAGATTATGTTACATCTTGCTTTAATCCAGATCATAATGATTCTAATCCAAGTTTTAGAATAGATAGATCTACGGGAATTGCTCACTGTTTTTCTTGTGGATTTAAAACTAATATTTTTAAATACTACGGACTATTAACAAACAATGTCTCTGTAAGAATAGCAAAGTTAAAAGAAAAGTTAAATGTTTTAAAAGAGTCTTCTAACGGCCTAGATCCGCTAGAGGGGGCTAAACCTATTAACAAATCTTTTAGAAATGTATCCGTTCAGACTTTGAGGCACTTTAAAGCATTTGAAACAGATCAAGTAGAAAAGATGATAGATCGTATTGTATTCCCAATAACTGATGTTAGAGGTAAAACAGTATGCTATGTAGGTAGACATAGTATGTCTAACGGTAATCCTAGGTATGTTAACTACCCTAGTGGAGTAACTATACCACTATTTCCTGCAAAATTTGAAGAAAAGTATAGAACTATTATTCTAGTAGAGGGCATATTTGATATGCTTAATTGTTATGATAAAGGGTTAAGGAATACAGTTTGTACCTTTGGTACTTCAAAACTACTAAATGATGTAAAAGAGAAAATGTTAAGTTATAAGGTAATGGGTATTGAAAAAGTATTTATTCTTTATGATGGAGACGACGCAGGCAGAGAAGCCGCTAGAAAAATTAAACCTCTGATTGAGGAAGCAGGATTTTTAACAGAAATTATTGATTTGCCAGAAGGTCAAGACCCTGGCGTAATCACACAAGAGGATGTAAACTCTTTAATAGAATATACAAAAATATGAAAAAAATTGCAATTATAGACAAAGCCCCTAGTAAAAATAACTATAGTAATCATTTTAACTTTGATTTTGACCTTTATCATATGAGTTCAGTACCAATTACTAAACTATTGAAAAAAGATGTTGACTTAGAAGTTTATTTAGAAGAGTATGATCTAGTAATCTTAGTAGGTTCTGAAGCAGCTAAAGAGTATGCAAAAATTAGTTCAGTAACTAATTATGCAGGACAACTAATGCACGACAAATTCGTTTGTATTACTAATCCATCAATGCTTCATTTTAAGCCAGAAGGAAAACCGGATTTCCAAAGATCAGTAGATCGTATCCACAAGTATATTGAAGGTTCCATTAGCAATGCTAGTGCTACTGGTAAATATCTTGGTATTGTTGACACAGCCGAAGCTATAGAGTTTCTAAAAGAAGTTTTAGAAAATGCCGAAGGCTATGTAGCAATGGATACTGAAACTACAGCTTTATATCCTAGAAATGGTTATGTACTGGGTTTGTCTATCAGTTATAAGGATAAACACGGTGCTTACATATCTACTGATTGTCTTGATAGTATATGTACTGATCTTTTAGAAGAGATCGTTAAGAAATACGATATAGTATTTCATAACATGAAGTTTGATATTAAAATGATTGAATATCATATTGGTATTAAATTTAACAGAGCTAGAGTGCATGATACAATGTTAATGCACTATGCTCTAGATGAAAATGACAGTCACGGACTAAAGCAGTTAGCATTAAAATACACTGAATATGGTGATTATGATGCAGAACTAGATGACTTTAAAAAGTCCTATTGTTCCAGTAAAGGTATGCTTCTTGAAGATTTTACCTACGATTTGATACCCTTTGATGTAATTTCAAAGTATGCCGCAATCGATACTGCTGTAACAATTACATTATTTAATAAGTTCTGGCCAAACTTACAAAAGAATACAAAAATATTAACAGTATATAAAACAATTCTAATTCCAGGTACACTATTCTTAATGGATATGGAAGAAGTAGGAATCCCTATTGACCGCAGTAGAATGTTAGCGGCTGAAGGCTTTCTAGATAAACAAATAGCTGAGGCTAAGCAAGAAGTTTATGGGTTTGAACATGTTAAGCAATTTGAAGCAGACGCAGGAATTATATTTAATCCAAACTCCGTCCAACAGTTGCGTAAAGTACTATTTGACTATGTTAAACTCACACCAACTGGTAAGAAAACAGGAACTGGAGCAATATCCACAGACGTTGAAGTACTTACCGAGCTATCAGAAGAACACCCTCTGCCAGCAGCTATACTTAAAGTACGGCAGCTAGGAAAGATTAAAAATACATATATCAGTAAGATTTTACCGGAGTTAGATAAAGATGAACGCATTCGTACAAACTTTAATCTTATTTTTACCACTAGTGGGCGTCTGTCTAGTAGTGGCAAGTTTAATGCTCAGCAAATCCCTAGAGATAATCCAATTATTAAAGGATGTATCAAAGCACCTAATGGCTACAAAATTGTAAGCCAGGACTTAACAACAGCTGAGATGTATTATGCTGCTGTTTTAAGCAATGATAAAAACCTACAACAAGTATTTATTTCAGGTGGGGACTTTCACTCAACTATTGCTAAAATGGTTTTTGACTTAACCTGCGAAGTAGATGATGTAAAAAGTAAGTTTGGATCTATGCGTCAATCTGCTAAAGCAATTTCTTTCGGCATTTTATATGGATCAGGGCCGCAGAAAGTTTCTGATACAGTATCTAAATCAACAGGAGAATATTATGGTATCGATCGAGCAAAGCAAGATATTAAATCCTACTTTGATAAGTTTAATAAACTTAAAGAGTGGCTTAAATCGCGCAAAGAATTTATTGAAGCTAATGGTTATACTTATAGCTTCTTTGGCAGGAAGCGTCGTCTTATCAATGTGTTTTCCTCTGACAAAGGAATTGCGGCCCATGAAGTCAGAAGCGGAATCAACGCAGAAATACAATCCTTAGCATCTGACATGAATCTTTTTGGTGCTATGGATACTGCTAATGAAGTTAAAGCTAAGGGTATTGATGCAAAAATCTTTATGTTAGTACATGACTCAATAGTTGCTTTAGTTAAAGATGAGTGTGTAGAAGAATACTGTGAAATACTAAAGCGTAACACACAAAAAGACCGAGGATGTTCTATTAAAGGATATCCAATCGGTGTAGATCAAGAAATAGGTCAGGATTATAGCTTTGGAAAATTCGATAAACAGTATTTCGTTGAAGGAACTAGCTTATCCAATATTTAAGCTAGGTCTAGTTAAGCCAGAAAGTATTGATGGAGTAGTATTTTACCTCTATCAATATATTTCAGACGAACAAGAAGTTGTAAGTAAATTAAAAATAGTAGATGATTTAACCATAAAAAAAGATAGTTTAGCTTTACGTAGACTTAAATTAAAAGCAGAGGGTGCAGAACTATTTAAAATAAGTAAAGCTATCTATTTTTTAGGTGATTTAATAAAGCTATCTACACCGCATACTTGGTTTATAGATTCAGAAGGCAAAACATTTAAATACATAAAGTCTACTAAAGCCGAATTACACTTTCATAAAGTTACAGATGTGATACCAATTAAAACTGGAGGAGCAATAATAGAAGTTGAAAATCTAAGTACTAGATTTAAGGCTTTATATACTCCTGATACTGCTAATAGATATGCTGGAATTCTACACTATGGTAAATCTCTGATTTTATATGGCTTTTATAATCAGGCATACTCAAAAACCTGGAGAAAAATATAATGCCAAAAGCAATAATATCAAATAAAATATACTTAGATGTTACGCCTGAAATAGCAAAAAAACTAATAAGTACGCTTACATATAAAATTAGAAGAAATATTCCGGGTGCTAAAAGTCACTTTATACAGTACGATATAGTTAAGAATTACAAAGTGTTGCCTAAAAGTGTTATGTCTATACCGGTAGGTAGGCTAGATTTAATACCTGAAGGTTATGAAATTGTAGATAAAAGAATAGTATGTGAGCTTCCATTTCCTGACCCTAAGTTTCCGCTAAGAGGAACACAGCTTGATGTATTTAATGAAGTTGATGATACTTGCTTTATTAACGCAATGGTAGGTTGGGGTAAGACATTTACTGCCTTACACATTGCACGAAAACTTGGGCAAAAGACGTTAATTGTATGTCACAATACAATGCTTAGAGATCAGTGGATAGAAGAAGTAGAAAAATTATTTGAAATGCCCGTAGGAGTTATAGGTTCTGGCAGTTTTGATATAGATCACTCAATAGTAGTTGGTAATATACAGACTTTAACTAAGCTAGTGCCACAGATCTGTAAAGAGTTTGGTACTGTAATAGTTGACGAAGCACATCATTGCCCCGCAAGTACTTTTACTGCTTTTATAGACGGCATGTATGCTAGATATAAAATAGGTCTTAGTGGTACAATGCAGCGCAAAGACGGTAAACAAGTACTATTTCGAGACTTCTTTGGTAGTAAACTATATCAACCACCGCAAGAAAATACTCTTACTCCAAAAGTACAAATAGTTCGTACAGGAATAGCCCTATCTCCTGGCGAGACTTGGGTTAAGAAAATAAATAACTTATTATACGACACAGATTATCAAAGATTTATAGCGGCAGCAGCAAACTTACAGATTGCTAAAGGGCACAAAGTGCTTATAGTTGCTGATAGAGTAGAATTTTTACAACAAGTAGGAGAACTAATTGGTGAAACGTGTGTGTGCATTACTGGGGGGACAACATATGAAGAAAGAGTCCTACTTAAAGAACAAGTCGAATCAGGACAAAAAAGTTGCATTGCTGGAAGCCGTCAAATATTTGCAGAAGGCATATCAGTAAATATATTAAGTTGTGTGATTTTAGCTGTACCAATAGCCAATGATGGTCTTTTAGAGCAAATTATTGGACGTATAATGAGACAACACGAAAATAAAATATCACCTCTAGTTCTAGATATGCAGTTTAGTGGAGCAAGTGATAGAAAACAAAATAAAGATCGTATAGCATTTTATATGAGAAAGGGCTGGGAGATACTGGGCTTGTAAAAAATACACTTGCAAATGTATTCTAACAATGATATAATATATCTTCCAGCAGTAATTATGGCTCTATTCTTTAACCTAAAAACTCTTGAAGAGCAGTCAGATGGTGATGCAAGTAAGTTTATGGTTATGTTAGAGTATCACTATTCTAAAAAATTACCGTTTAAATACTCTAAGGTTAAACCTAGTAAAGTATCACTAGCTGGTAACTGTTTTATACTAAATCCACTCTCCCTGTTTGCAGATAAATCAACAGATATATTATTTAAAATACAATATATTAAACTAGCAGCTAGACGAGACTATAATTTATATAAGCAGTATAAATATCGGGGATTACAATTATCGTTTTTTCCTGATATAAACATTGATCTAATTAAAAACAATCCGTTATTAAAAATAACAAACAAAGAAATACTCTTTAAATACGAGGAAAATTAAAAATGGCATTAGCATTTACAGCAACTAAAGGCAAAGCAGTTAAAAAATCTTTTGACGCCTTTGAATACAAAGACGGAGAAAATACAGTACGTTTGATTGGGGGAATTTTACCCCGTTATGTTTATTGGTTAAAGGGCACTAATGGAAAAGATATTCCAGTTGAGTGCTTAGCATTTGATCGTGATGCTGAAAAATTCAATAATAAAGAACATGACCATGTTCCAGAGTACTTCTCAGATAAGAAATGTTCTTGGTCTTACAGTGCAAACTGTATTGATCTTAAAGATGGAAAAGTAAAAATTCTTAATCTGAAAAAGAAGCTATTTGAGCAAGTGTGCTCAGCAGCAGAAGACTTGGGCGATCCTACTGATCCTGATACAGGTTGGGATGTTGTATTCAAACGCGTTAAGACTGGGCCACTACCATTCAATGTAGAGTATACTTTATCAGTACTGCGTTGTAAAAAACGCCCACTTACTGCCGAAGAAAAAGAGGCTGTAGCAGCTTCTGAAAGCATTGATGTTAAGTACCCACGTCAAACTGCCGAAGAAGTAAAAGCTACATTAGAGCGCATCGTTAATGGAGCTGTAGCTGAGGAAGATCCTGCTACTGATTCCGAAGCAGTTAGCGATTTAACAGCTTAATATACAAGCCCCTAAGTCTCAACAGCTTAGGGGCTTTTTTGACTACAAATCATGAAAGTTTTATTTACAGCTGATATTCATATTAAACTAGGTCAAAAAAATGTTCCTATACCTTGGGCCCAGGATCGTTATGATTTATTCATACAACAACTAGGCGATATTCAACAGGAGTGTGATCTGTTAGTATTAGGTGGCGACGTATTTGATCGTATGCCAACAATGGATGAACTAGAAGTTTATTTTGATCTAGTATCGTCTATTAAGATACCTTGCATTATATATGCGGGAAATCACGAAGCTTTAAAGAAAGACACCACTTTCTTTACTAGTCTTAAACGTAGTACTCAAAGACTTAATAAACTTGTTACAGTTATTGATGACTACTATTCTATTGATAATATGGATTTTATTCCATATAATAAATTAAAAGAATTTGAAAATGCTCCACACTTAGTACATGGAGATATTTGTTTTACACATGTTAGAGGCGAGATACCGCCCCATGTAAAGCCAGAGCTAGACTTAGAGCTATTTGACAGATGGAAAGTTGTTTTAGCTGGAGACTTACATAGTTATGAGAATTCGCAAAGAAATATCCTCTACCCTGGAAGTCCTGCTACTACTAGTTTTCATCGTAATAATGTAGATACCGGCGTTATCATACTTGATACTAATAGTTTAGAGCATGAGTGGAGAAAGTTAAAGTTACCACAGCTTATTCGTAAAACTATAAAAGCAGGCGAAGAAATGCCAGCTACTACCTATGACCATACCATTTACGAAGTTGAAGGCGACATGAGTGAGCTGGGCGCCATGGAGGACAATAGTCTAATAGATAAAAAGATAGTGCGCAGAGAGACAGAGACTGCCCTAATTTTAGACCCTAGTATGACTTTAGCTGCTGAATTGAAAGAATATTTATTATATATTCTGCAATTACCTGACTCTACAGTAGAAAATATAGTGCAGGTTTTAAATAATAATTTGGATAAGATTACTACAGAATGATTACATTTAAAGAAATTAGATGGGGTAATGCTTTCTCATATGGATTAAATAATACTATTAAATTAGACATTGCACCGCTTACCCAAATTGTTGGTAAAAACGGTCATGGTAAAAGCTCTATTGCACTAATATTAGAAGAAATATTATATAATCAGAACTCCAAAAAAATAAAAAAAGCAGATATACTTAATAGGTACAGTTCTGATAAAAGTTACAGTATTGAATTAGACTTTTCTAAAGATGGTTCAGATTACACAATTAAAACTTCTAGAGCCACAGCATCTGCAACAGTAAAACTATTGAAAGATGGTAAAGATATTAGTAGTCATACTAGTACTAATACTTATAAACAAATAGAAGGCATTATTGGTTTTGACCATAAAACCTTTAGTCAGATAGTATACCAAAGTAGTGTTTCTAGTCTAGAATTTTTGACTGCTACTGATACAGCTAGAAAAAAGTTCTTAATAGAGTTATTAAATCTATCTATATATACTAGGGCTTCAGAGAGGTTTAAAGAGCTTTCATCAGAAGCTAATAAACAAGTAGATTCTGTGCAGGCTAAATTAACAACAGTACGTAGTTGGTTATCAAAGTATGAAAAAGAAGACCTTTCTCTAAAAGAACTAGAAGAAGAGCCTACGGCTCCTAGTGAACTAGTATCAGAAGCAACTTTGTTAAAACATGAACTATCTAACATTGAGTCTACTAATAAAAAAATAGTTCAGAATAATACCTATAAACAGGTTTTATCCAATATAGTTGTTGATGACCCAGTTCCTGAAAAAGTTAATGAAACAATATTAGCAGAACTAAAAACAAAACTAGCTAATAAAGAGTATCAATTAAAAGAAGGTATTGCACTATCTAAGAAATGTTCCGGACCTACTATTAAATGCCCTACCTGTTCTCAGGATATGGATAATAGCACCATGTTTAGTTTAGTAGAACAGTTTAATGTAGATAAGGTAAGTCTTGAACAAGATATTACTAGTTTCAAAGCAAGTATTAAATTATTAGAAAGTAAGATTTCTAAGTATCAATCTTATCAGAAAAATTTTACTGAGTGGGAGAAGTACTATGCTTTAATTGACAATGACTTGACCAGTGAAGTACTAGATAAAAATGAACTTTCTAGTAAGATTACGGCCCTAGAAAAAGCTATTAATGAGATTAATAGTACAATTTCCAAAGTAAGGGCTAAAAATAAAACTGTTGCTGAACATAATTCCAGAGTAACAGTTATAGCCGATCAAATGGAAGATATGCGTAAAGAGCTTGCTGAGTATACTACTGAATTAGTAAAACATACTTCCGAGCTTTCCAATTTACAAGTACTTGTAAAAGCCTTTTCAACAACTGGTCTTGTAGCTTATAAAATAGAATGTTTAGTAAAAGATTTAGAAACTATTACAAATGAGTATTTAGCTGAACTAGCTGATGGAAGATTCCAACTATCATTTAAAATAGCTTCATCAGATAAACTTAATGTTGTTATTACAGATAATGGACATGACGTAGACATACTCGCCCTTTCTAGTGGTGAGCGTGCCCGTGTTAATGTAGCAACCTTACTAGCTATTCGCAAACTTATGCAAACACTTTCTAACTCACGTACTAATTTACTAATATTAGACGAGACAGTAGAAAATCTTGATGCAGAAGGTAAAGAAAAGTTAATTGAAGTTTTGTTAAAAGAGGAAAGCCTAAATACTTTCTTAATATCACACGGATTCTCACATCCTTTACTAGAAAAATTACAAGTAGTAAAGCAACGAAATATGTCAAGGATAGATAATGGTTGATCCTAGAGCTAAAGGGGCTCGAGCAGAGACTCTAATTAGAGATCAGTTACGCCAATTAACTAGTCTCAAATGGGAAAGAGTACCTGCATCAGGAGCTCTAGACCCTAGACACCAATTAAAAGGTGATCTATACGTTCCTGGTGAAAAGAATCTTTACTCTGTAGAGGTTAAACACTATGAAGAAGATCACCTTACTAGTGCTATTCTTACAGGCAAGAGCCCTCAATTTTTTGAATGGTGGTCTCAAGCAGTAAGGCAGGGTAAGCAAGTTGATAAAACTCCTCTACTTATATTTAAACATGATCGTTCAAAGGTATTTTGTGCATTTGAGTGTATGCCAACTTGTGATTATAGATACATATTTATAAGCGTATTGGGTTATGAAGTATATGTTTCTTTACTAGAAGACTTTGTAAAGTACGAGGATCCAAAATTTATCACTTGACACATCTAGTCAATTTTGATATAATATTCGTATGACAAAAACATTTGAACAAATAAACCACACTGACCCTAAATCGCTAATGATTTTGGACTCACTAAACCTTGCATTTCGATATAAACACTCAAAGGCAGTAGATTTTGCTACTGACTATATGAGAACAGTCGAGAGTCTGCAAAAATCTTATAAAACTAAAAAACTTATAATTGCAGGCGATATGGGCTCAAGTTCATATCGTAAAGCAATTTATCCACTTTACAAACAGAATCGTAAAGATAAATACGCAAACCAAACTGAAGAAGAACAACAAGAGTTCGAGCAATTCTTTGCAGAAGTACAACAGATTTTATCTATGTATGAAGAAGAAGGCAAGTTTCCTGTAGTTCGTTTTCAGGGAGTAGAAGCAGACGATATTGCCGCTTATATAGTAGCAAAGCGTAAACGCTATAGCTTAGATCAAATTTGGTTAATTAGCTCAGATAAAGACTGGGACTTACTTGTTACAGATGGAGTATCACGTTTTTCCTATGTAACTCGTAAAGAGATTACAGTAGATAACTGGAATGAGCATTATGATTTTTCTGTTGACGATTATATCAGTATTAAATGTCTTACTGGCGATAGTGGCGATAACGTTATGGGCGTCCCAGGTATAGGACCAAAACGTGCCGTACAATTAATCGAAGAATATGGTAGTACTTATGATATTATATCAGCCCTACCTATCTCAAGTAAATATAAATATATTTCTGCATTAAATGAATTTGGTGCAGATAATTTAATGTTAAACTATAAACTAATGGATTTAGTAACTAACTCTGAAGAAGCTATCGGGGTAGAAAACTGTAAACAAATAAATAAAATAATGGACGAATACTTAAATGAGTAAATTTGTAAATATTAATAAACAATACGACTACAACATGGATACAAAAGTTAATCAAATTATTGAGTGTAAAGTAGAAGATTCCGCATTTCTACCAAAACGTGCACATCCAACAGATGCAGGAGCTGACTTAGTAAGCACAGAAGATTTGGAAATCTATCCTGGAGATCAAAAACTTGTTGATACAGGAGTAGCCGTTAAAATTCCAGAGGGTTACGGAGGCTTTGTTTTTAACAGAAGCAGTCAAGGAAAAAAGGGAATTACTATCCCTCACTCAGTAGGCGTTATTGACAGTGATTATCGTGGTAATATAAAAGTAATTTTGAAAAATACTGGAGATGACCCATATAAAATTCAGCGTGGTGATAGGGTTGCTCAACTAGTAATTATGCCAGTTTTGTTAGTAGACTTTGTTGATGCATGGAATGATACTGTGCGCGGTAAAGGTGGATTTGGAAGCACAGGAACTTAAATTAAAGGAAATAAAAGATGTTAGAACTTAAATATAAACAAAACGATACTTATACTATTAAAGGCTTGACTGAGGATCATATTAATTGTATCAATACATTAGTAGCTCATGTACGCCTTGGCCAAGGCACAGCAGGTTCTGCCGCTGCATTTGACCTTAGTGAACTATTTGAAGAAGAAGGTTTTGATCTTGACGAGATGGAACTAACGATTGTTCGTGATGTTCCAGATGAAGATGTTAACTACAGTATAGATTTAACTTAATAATACCATGAACCGCTGGATTGTAAATATAGAAGAAGACCCTGATACGGGGGACTTAATGCTACCTCTGCCACCTGAGGTATTGGAAGCTTTATCACTAAAAACAGGTGATAAAATTAATTGGAATGTTCAAGACAACGGTTCTATTATTATATCAAAGCAAGAAACTGAACTTGTTTTGGTAGAGTGTATTAATCAATTTCGTACAAGATACTTAGTTGAAGTGCCTAAGGGCAAAAAAGAATGGGCGCTAGATACGGTTACAATGGAAGAAGCGAAAGAGTTTTCGCAAGAACACCTAACTGAAACAATAGTATCTAGCAGAATAATTTCAGAACAAGATGCATTAGTACTTTGCAAAGAAGATAATAACTATATGTTTAATAACTTGAATAGGTCTGAAAAAGAAATATTAGCTAGTTTTATAACTAGAGAAGGGGAGCAATGACTGTCTCAACACGAGCACAAGTAATTACAAGACGCACATACAACAGACCACTTACAGACGACGGAAAACAATTTGAAACCTGGGAGCAAACAGTTTCCAGGGTTATAGACCACCAACAGTGGTTATGGGAACGGGCCGCTAATAGAGATTTAACGGATCTTGAGTTTGCTGAACTATATGATTTAGAACAGCTAATGTTAGATCGTAAAGTTTCTATGAGCGGTCGTTCTCTTTGGTTAGGTGGCACATCAGTTGCACAAAAAAGAGAAGCATCTCAATTTAATTGTTCTTTTACAGAAGTAGAAACAATTTATGATGTAGTAGACTGTTTATGGTTACTATTACAAGGATGTGGGGTTGGATTTAAGCCAGTAGTAGGCACACTAAATGGTTTTTCAAAACCAATCAAGAATATTAGAGTAATTCGTTCTACTCGTACTGCCAAGGGCGGTAATGAGCATAATACGGAAACTTGGGATCCAGAAACTAAAAGCTGGACTATTCAAGTTGGAGACTCTGCCGAAGCCTGGGCTAAATCAGTAGGTAAGCTAATGGCAGGTAAATACCCTGCCAAAGAACTAGTATTAGATTTTTCACAGTTACGACCGGCCGGTGATAGACTAAAAGGTTATGGGTGGATTAGTTCAGGAGATTCAGCAATTAGTACAGCTTATGTAGCAATTGCTAATATACTTAATGGTAGAGCAGATAGTCTGCTTACTCGTATGGATATTCTTGACATTGTTAACCATCTAGGTACTATTCTTAGTAGTCGTAGAAGTGCTGAAATTGCACTTTTTGAATACGGCCAACCTGAATGGGAAGAATTTGCAGTAGGCAAAAAAGACTGGTGGTTGCATAACAATAGTCATCGCCAACAGTCTAATAATAGTTTAGTATTTAAAGAAAAACCACTTTATGAAGACCTTCGAAAAATATTCGATCTCATGGAAGATGCGGGGGGTAGCGAGCCTGGATTCATTAATGCAGTGGAAGCTACCCGCAGAGCCCCCTGGTTCTCTGGGTGCAATCCCTGCGTTGAAATCTTATTGGGAAATAAATCCTTCTGCAACCTTACCGAAACAGATATTGGTAAGTTCAAAGGAGATACTGCAGGCTTACATGAGGCGATCAGACTTGCTGCACGAGCAAATTATCGTCAAACTTGCGTAAACTTAAATGATGGTATCCTTCAAGAATCTTGGCATCTTAATAATTATTTTCTTCGTCTGTGTGGTGTCGGCCTTACTGGTATTGCCAAACGCCCTGATATGGGTGGATACGATTACGAATATTTAAAACGCACAGCAACTGCTGCTGCTATTGGTATGGCAGATGAGCTTGACCTACCTAGTCCTAAAAATATTACTTGTGTTAAACCTTCTGGTACATTAAGTAAAATTATGGATACTACCGAGGGTATTCATAAACCACTAGGTAAGTATATATTTAATAATGTTCAATTCTCAAAGTATGACCCAGTAGTTGAGAAACTAAAAGCTGCTGGATATAATGTTATTAATCATCCAACGGATGATTCAGGAGTCTTAATTACTTTCCCAGTAAGATGGGATGATGTTCCTTTTCATAAAGTTAAAGGCAAAGAGGTAAATTTAGATTCCGCAGTAGAACAGCTAGAGAAGTATAAATTAATCCAGACCAGCTGGACTCAGCAGAACACTTCAGTAACCATTTCCTACTCCTTAGATGAAGTAGAAGATATTATTCAGTGGCTGCTAAATAACTGGGATTGCTATGTAGGAGTTAGTTTTATCTATCGTACTGATCCGAGTATGACAGCTAAAGATCTTGGTTATTTATATCTTCCACAAGAAGTAGTAAGTGAGCAAGACTATGACGAATACATTAAATTTCTTCAACCCGTTAGTTTAGATGATACAAATAGTTTTGATGAAATTGTATCGGATGACTGCTCAACTGGCGCTTGCCCTATAAAATAAATATGGAACAAACAGAACCAATCGAACCAAAAAAATACAGTATGAGTTTTACTCAAGATGAGTTAAATATGATTATTGCTGCACTTAGTGAGTTACCTTTTAAAGTATCTCAGCCACTAATTAGTAAAATGATTAAAGACTTTGCTGATATTAATGCTGCTGAACCAGTAGCAGAATGAAAAAAGCCCCTATACTTTACAGTATAGGGGCTTTTTTTACTCTCTATAAGCTATTATAATTTGTTTACACATTCTACTGCGAACAATATCTTCATCTAGGAATCTAACTACTTCTATCCCTTGTATGCCTTCTAGTCTATTAACGGCATCTTTAAGACCTGAGTCTTGAATATCTGTCTGATCTGGATCACCAGAAAGTATAACTTTACAGTTCCTACCTATTCTAGACAACAGCATCTTAAACTCAGTTTTGGTCATATTTTGAACTTCATCTACTAGTATTATAGAGTTTTCAAAACTTGCTCCGCGCATAAATCCCAATGGCTTTGGATCTATTGTCTTAGTTTTTAGAGCGTATTCGTAAAATCCTGCGC